TGTCCTCGTCGCGTTGAAGCGGGAGGTCACTTTTGGAACACCGCCGGGAGCAACCGGCGCAGACCGACTTCGAGCTTTGGATAGCTCAGGCTTGAAGAAAACAAGGTCCAATATCGAATCTGCTGAAAGACGTTCAGACCAATTGCAGAACATCGGTAGACTTGGTTCTACTTCTGTTGATGGATCATACACCACCGAAATCAATCCAGGGGGAGAGTTCGATCTCTTACTTGAAGATCTCGTTCGCGGTACTCTTGGATCGTTGGCTGAAGTTACTGCAATTGATGCCGGTGGTTCCAGTGTCGGAACAAAGGTGGCGAAAGTTGAAACTCCGGCTACTCCAATCTATAGGTCTTACACCATCGATCAGTACGATGTGGATATCGACCAATCTGAACAGTTTGTAGGATGCCGGTTGACTCAGGCAGACTTTTCCTTCCAGCCAAATGAGATGTCTTCGGTAAACTGGACATTTCAAGGTCAGGATCGAAACGAATTAGCTACTGGAGCTTCACCCTACTTCACTAGTCCGACATTGACCACAGGTATTCCATTGATCGCGGACGATTCGGTCTTGACGTATAAGGGTGGAGTTGTCACTAAGATCACTGGTTTGAATCTTTCGGTCGCAGTTGATGCAGCAGGTCAGGCTACTATCGGTAGCGCTATCACTCCTGATATCTTTATGAACATGCTTCGTGTGTCTGGGGATATTACGGCAATTCGTGAGGATCTTCAAGCGGCTACTGATTTTGACGCTGGAACGGAATTTGAGATCAAAATTGTGCTGCAAGATCCAACAACTGCGCCAAAGCTGACCTTTGGTATCATCCTACCGCGAGTTAAATTAACTGATATAGATGCTCCATTCAGTGGCGGAGATGCCGCAAAGGTAGAGACACGTCAGTTTACGGCTCATGCACCAGCGGGGGCGAGCAACGCTATTGAGCTTTATACCAGTACTGAGACAGCAACGATTGTATAGTGATTACTAAAAGGGCGAATTGCTACGCGTTTACGGGAGCCGTTCAGAGAGAGGCTAGGTGGGAGCTTTTCTTATTGGTGTTTTATCTTCTCTCAAAGGATGAAAATCATGTCAGGCTTTGACATCAGTAAAGAACAAGAAGCTGGAAAAGCAGAGGACGCTGGTACCTTTGTTCATATCTGTGATCTGAATGATGTGCCTATGTATTATACAGATGCAGAGGGTGAAGAGGTAGAAGTTGGCATCACGGTCGCTGGTGCTCACTCTACGCGGTTTCGCAATATAGAGGGTAAACAGCGTCGTCGTCGATTAAAGCCAAAAGATCTCACTGGTGCCAGACTCCATGAAGACAGCACCGAGAAGGTTGTTCATTGCACTTTGTCATGGCAAGGTATTACTGACAATGGTGAAGACGTTCGTTGCGATGCCCACAATGTCCGTATGATCTACGAGGCTTGTCCGTGGGTATTGGATCAGGTTGTGGAGGCGATGAATGACCACACGCGTTTTTTCGAGAACGAGTCGAGCTCCTAGCGGATTACCTTCGTGTCGAGCGTCGACTTAATAAAAAAGAAGAACATGGTACAACTGAAGGTCATTTGCGTAAGGCGGCTACTGGGGATACTCCCGGAGCTATCCGCGCACGTAAACTTCTCGAATTACCAGAGTATCCAGAAGAACTTGAATATTTGGTTGAATGGGTTTATCAGCTTCATGGACGCAGCGGAGTTGGGATGTCTACCGTTGCTCCGTTATCCTACGCTACTGTTGAAACATGGATAAGGGTGATGGATATTCAATTTATTGAGCCTTACCATATAGAAGCTTTAATGGTACTAGATGCAGCATTGCTTACTGGCGATGTTGAAGAAGAGCACGAAGAGCCCGTGGCAGAGAATCGAGAATTTACTGCTTGGCCTAAGAAGAAGAAGGCATAGCTATGGGCATACTAGCTGCCCTTGGTCTTCGGCTTGACGCAAAAGGCGCCATTCGTAGTATGGGCAAGTTTACCCATTCAGCCACTAATGCTGGTCGTGCTACAGAGAAGTTTGAACGTACTACAAAGAACCTAAGCGCTAGTCTTGGCGCGTTGGGCGCACTTTTCGGTACACGTCAGCTTGTTCAGTATGCCGACACTTGGACATTGATTAGCGCCCGTATCAATGTTACAGCAGACAGTTCGGCCCAAATGCGTACGATTCAGATGCGTTTGTACGATATCTCACAAAAAACTCGTAACACACTGGCGGCAACAGCAGTTCTGTACACTCGTGTTGCCCTCAATGCTGATCAGCTCGGTCGTTCCTCAGAAGAGCTGCTGTTAATGACTGAGAGTGTAAATGCCGCTATGCTTATCTCTGGATCAACCGGAGTTGAAGCGGCACAGTCCATCAGACAGTTAGCCCAAGCTATGAGTAAGGGTAAACTAGACGGAGATGAGTTCCGTACCGTAATGGAAGCCATGCCCCTTGTGGCTAGAGCTCTTGCCGATGAAATGGGTGTAACTATCGGTGAACTTCAAGCATTGGCGCCTCAAGGATTGCTTACTGTTCAAGAACTAATTGATGCGCTTATTGCTAAAAATGCTGAGTTTATGGCAGAAGTCGAAAAGATGCCTTGGACTATAGGGCAATCTATTGAAGTTCTAAATAATGCCTTCACGATGATGTTTGGTATCCTTAATCAAGCAGCCGGTGTTTCAGCAACTTTTGGTAAATCTCTGAGAACAGTAGCTGATAATATGGATAGGGTTGCTGCTGTTGCGGGAGCATTGTTAGGTGTTCTAGTTGCGCATAGAACTGTTATGTTTACTTTGAATGCTCTTCAAGCTATATATCTTGGTTATCGTGCTCTTCAAAATTGGGTTACACTTTCGCGACATATAGGTAAGGCCGCGGCCGCTATGCACTTACTGTCTACCAGTGCTCGCGGTGTACAAGGAATTGTTATTGCCGTAATAGCTGCTTCAGTTGGTCTTGTAGCGTATAAAATTCTTTTAAAGCAGATTACGGATGCAACTGAAGAGTGGATGAATGCTAATGAAGATTTAAGTCTACCTTTTGGTGATGAACAATCAATTGAAGCTGCTGCCGCTAAACGAACAAGACAACGAATCGAAGATATAATTAGGGAAGCTCATCAAACTGTTGTGCTTGCAGGCTTAGTAGATGAGGCGGCAGAAAGGCAAGAAATTGCTTTTGACGCTATTAACCAGCGTATCGAAGCTCGGCGTGATTTAACGGGTCAACTTCTAGCCCAGATGGAAGAGGCTATAGACCTTGAAGAAGAACTTGCTATTGTATCTTTAGAAGTTGTAAAGGCTATAGACGCACAACAAGATGCTCTAGACGATCAGCGAAAACTTATTGATCAGTTCTTGAAAAATATTCAGCGATCGTTTGCTGATACGTTTGAAAAGATATTTGAAGATGGTATTTCTAAGTTCAGTGACTTTTTTGATGCAATAAAGAAACTATTCGTTAGATTACTGTCCGAGATGGCGGCAGCTAAAATGATGCAGACTTTTCAAGGCTCATTTACCGCAAGTCTTGAAAATATATTCGGAGTAACGGATCAACAAGAAGCTATAAAACAAGCCGCCTTAGACGCAGCCAATGAAGCACGATTGCATATGATGCAGGCGACTACTGGCGGAGTTACCCAGCCGTTCGATTGGGTTGACCCTTGGGGAACTCCCCAAAAAGCGTATGATCCAGCAGATCCTGGCTCAACAGCAGAGCTGGGCCTGACATACGAAGTTGAAGTTGCTAATGGTGGTGAACTAGGAAAACAGATCGCTAAGTATATGGGGCCTGCTATCGCTGGTTTCATGGTCGGGCAGATGATTGGTTCCACGACGGAGAATGTAGGATTAGGTACATTAGGAGGTGCAGCTGGCGGCGCTGCTATGGGAGCTCAGATGGCTGGTCCTTGGGGAGCGGTTGTTGGTGGGATTGCTGGAGCCATAGGAGGCTTCCTAGGTGCCTCTGAAAAACAACGCCAGGCGACTGAGGCGTTGCGTCTACAGTTAGAGAAAAATGCTCTAATTACGGAACAGAATAATGTGCGCTTGAGAGAGATGCGAGCTTTCGGTGGTGACCCAAATCGTGGCCTAAAGGATGCTCTGTTAACCACGACTATGCAGAACCAATTAAATCCTCCTTCAGGCCGTTGGGCGCAACCGCGTAACTTGAATGCGTTAGATCCGGTAGAAAGAGCTTTACTAATGGAGGCTGCAAAGCTGACAGGTATAAAACTCTTAGATGATCAAGGTGTAATTGTTGCGGGTGCTTTGAGTGACCTTGCAGAAGCCCTTGGGTATGCTGTTAGAGATCTAACTAAGTTTAGTGGTAGTCTTCAGGACCAGCTTCGACAACAATCTGCCTTTAATAAAATCTTTGGTATAGAAGAGACACCAGAACAGCAGCTTCTTGATACGCAGAGTATTATGAACGACTTTGCGCCTGATCTAATGAAGCAACTAGGGCTCTTTAATCTAAACATGGACTCCAAAGAAGCGCGCGCTACTCTCCTAGCGGGTCTGCGTGACATGTTTACTATGATTACTGATGGTGACATGACACTTGAATTACTAGACTCCTTTGCAGATAAAGATCAGCTTATTGATATGATTCTAAAAACAGTTGGCGCTTTAGAAGGTATGAATAAGATGTTGTTTAATGTTACAACCGATTTTCCGCGTGCAATGGACCTCGTACACTATGAGCAGTTATTTGGGAGCTTTGGTACAGGCGGCGTTGAAGGTAGTACTGACGCATCTACAAACTCTTCAGGATACCATGCAGCACGGCGCGCTGAAGCGAAAAGGTTAGCGGACAAGCAGGCGGCTGAGCAGAGGTTAGAGGAGCAGAGGTTAGCGGAGCAGCGCCGCCTGTGGATGCTAGCGGACAACGATGAAACAGAAGGCGCCAGTACCTTTAATGTCGATAGCGTAACAATTGTTAATCAAGGCGACGAAACTGGTGAGCAGTTGCTAGCTAAACTTGAAGCAGCTGTAATAACGCGTAGAACTAGAGGTGGTTCGGTAACCTTCACGGAAGATGAAGGATGGGACTAAAATGAGATCAGGCCTCGATAGTCCCACGACAACTCTTTATACTGGGGGCGCTTACGATACTCATACTCGTCTGAAAATCGAGAATGGCTCAGGTACCTTTATTTCTCTCGAAAATCGTTATACAACGTTATCTTTAAATCAACCTGATCCTATAGAGCCGATCGGTTCGTTGTCAGTACAACTTATCCGTGATTCTACCAGCAGTGGTGTTCTCCAATCCTTATCACCACTTGTCGAAGGTAGTGATCTGAATGAGGACGATGCTGAGGCTTACTCTCCATTGCTTCAGATTGGTCGTCAAGTAACTCTTGATGTTAATTTGACAGCTGTTGGAGGCTCTCGTCCTAGTGATGGCGATTCTTCTTGGTATGAAGTTTTTCGTGGAGTTGTCGGTAAAGTTAATTGGCCTGATCAGGCTAAAGGTCTGATAACCATTGATGTAGATGGTTTAGGCGCTGTTCTCCAACACGCTAAATCCGAAGTTAAGCGCACATATCTTGCCGGTACTTCTTTAGAAATAGTGGTAGACGAAGTCTTAGCTAACAACGGCTTTTCAACGCTTCCTGTATACTTTCCTGTTGCTACAGGTAAAGTTCTTCCAAATAACTGGGACTCAGGGCTTCAAAAAACTGTCTGGAGTCAACTAACTTCTATTGCTCAATCTATGGGCTGGGTTGTCTACTATCGGTATAGAGGACAAAGTGCGGCTGAGATTACATTTTTTGAGCCTGCTAGAACTAAAACAGTTTCTGATCAAACTGTAGAAGCAGATAATTTTAAACTTATATCGTTAGACGATGCAGAAATACGTAATGTTGGATTCTTAGTTTATGTGGATACTGATAGTGTCGAACAGATGCTTGGTCCTGATGTTAATTCGGCTAGTGTGACTAAATACGGAGGTACATTAGGTATCCGTAGACCTTTTTGGATTAAGCTCAAAGAGGATTCCCCTATACGGGCTGAAACCGAAGCTCAAGCAATGCTGACTGCGGCTCTATCCGATGTAGCCGATCCAGACGTTGTAGCTAACGCTAACACGATGCCTTTAGTGTTTGGTGAATCAGGTATTGATCTATATACAATACCTGCTCGGAACAGGTTTTTCGACACCGATCAAAAATGGGCCTTATTTAGCAACAATATCAGCTTTGCCGCTAACGCAGATCCGCGTAGTTCTATTGGGCTGCGGGGTGTACCAACCGCAGGGACGAAATCTTGGCGCGATCTATCCGCAAGCTCCCCTCTATGGGCGCGGACGCATCCGAAACTTAGGGCTATTCGGGTATTACATGAATTACCTACTGCGGATAAGATTACTGTTAGCTGGAACAATAACTCTAAGGTCTACGCAACTTGGGCATACTTGGCATCACTTCCGCAGCCTATTGACGATGAGGATGAGCCATGGCCTACCGGATCATGTCCTCCTGACCAAGTATTAATTGGAACAGATACAATTGTAATAGATCGTCCTGCAACAGGTTATGTATCATTCCTTCAATTAGAACCTCGTTCAGTCAGCGGCGAATGTGGAGATCCTGTTCGTTTATCTTTTGATCCACCGGCTGTTACAATTGAAGTCATAACGCCAACATGGGAGATTACAACTGAGTCCGAAGGCGCTACTCTCGGGACTTTCAAGGTCAAGCTCCACGATCCCGATGGTGTTATGGATGATATCTATTATCGGACGAAGGTGGGTACAGCCACATGGACCTCGTACGGCCTAGAGATTGCCACACCTATACATCTCGACGAGTATGAACGGACGGTGGCGATGGTTCAGGCGCATCCGGCTTACATAGAGTTCCGTGGCCGCTACACGGTCAACGGCGTCCAGCATACGCTAGTCATTAAATCGAGTGGCTTTGATCTAGGGCAGATAGCTGGGGGGAGTTTCACGCCGTCAGTAGATTCGCTCGCCCTCACAGCCTCTGCTTCTGCTCAAGGTGACGTAGATACGACTAGCTGGAAAATGGTTGCTCAAACTTCGGGAGTGGTTGCGGAAGTGACAGTTGATGCCGCTACTCCGATAGTACAGCGTTCCCCAACTCCTGCGGAAGTGGGGAGCCTGGTGACTGGCTTAACAGTTGGGCAGACGGTTTACTTTGGCGCGAGGGCCATCGGACCTGACGGAAACGGCCCTCTGTTGCTACACCAAATGACGCTCTCTCACATTCCACCTAACCTTTCGGTGAGTACAGAATCCGAATCGGGCAGTACTGGTACATTTGCCGTCGCGTTGTCAGATCCTTCTGGGATTGCCACGGCTCTAGACCATAGAACCAAGAGCGGCGCTGGAGCTTGGAGCGGTTGGGTATCGAACGACGCAAGCCCGACCGTGGGCGAGTCGCCATACTCGCAAGATGTTGGTTTGGTCGAAGGCCATCTGAGCTTTATAGCATTCCGGCTGACCTACGTCCTACGAGGGAACACCCAATACCGTCATCTTGTTTCTGGTGGGTTCGACATCGGCCAGGTCGCAACTGGAAGCTTTATTCCGGTCATTAATAGGGATGCCGGTACAGTTACGGCTTCGGCTCAAGGTGACATCGACACAACCGGATGGAAAATCAAGGCCAAGGCTTCTTCCGTCAGTACGGTAGAGATAGATGCCGTTACTACTGTCACTGAACGTTCACCTACCGTGTCGCAGGTTGGCACCCTTCTGAGCGGACTGACTCCTGGCGACACAGTATACTTCGGGGCCAGAGCAATCGGTGATACGAACGGGCCATACCTGTATCACGAAATCACCCTTGAAAAAGCAACGCCCAGAATTAGTGTAGAAACAGAATCCGAAGATGGTACTAATGGCACATTCGTGGTTCGCCTTTCGGACCCCGATGGGGCCGCGACTAAGCTGGAATCAAGAACCAAGTCAGGAGATGGAGCTTGGAGCGGTTACGGTGATCCAGATACTAGTCTGTTAGACGATGATCTCTACACAAGAACTGTGACTCTGGTAGAAGGTCATCTAAGTTTTGTACAGGTTCTAATGTCCTATGCCTTGCGAGGGCAGTCAAAATATGCACGCCTGAGTTCTGCTGGGTTCGATATAGGGGGCCTTCCGAATATCGCCGTTTCGCTTACGACCGACGAGACTGGTGTCGTCTCTGCCAACGTTCAAGGCGATAGCGATACGGCGTCGATTAGGCTTATAGCCTCTAAGACAGGCCAACCTAGTGATGAGGACACTAGTGCCTCGGGGTATACCAACGGTCGGATGTTTACGATCGGATCACTCGCTACGCTGGCCGTGGGGGAGACTTGCTACGTCACTGCCTTCGCTTACGGTGCAAGCGGTGGCGGAGTTCCTGCATCTACAGAATCGGTTAAGGTTCGTATTACCCGCCCCGGTGAGTTCAAGCCTGAAGTCCAAGTTCGTGAGGTGCGAACCGATGAGACGTCTGTGGTGACGATTGACGTAGAGGACACGTTCCTCCGTATAACCGCAGTCGATTTTAAGAAGCGCGAAGGTGCGGATGGAGGGGCGACTCTCTCTCCGGATTGGATAGGTGGTGATACTTGGGGTGGTGGTGGTTGGTATGCGGCGTCAGGCACTCTGGGGGTGAGCAAAACCCTTTCGCGTACACTTAATGTCGCTGTGGCCGATGGCACTGAGGGCGAGGTGCAATGGCGGGTGATATACACGGACGTCAACGGCGTTGCCCAGACCTTCGGGGACACCCTCAGAGTTGTCAATCTAGCGGGGACCTCTAGATCAATCGTGGTTCCTTATAGTGCTCTTCAGCAAGATTATCCAGGTGACTACAAGGTTCAGACTCCATCGTCTGCCTATACCCTAAACGAACTTCGATACGCCCCTGGATATGCATTTGGAAGCGATAACGGGTATGCCCCGAAATATGCGTCGGTGTTATTGCCCCCTGGAGTTACGATTACCAAGATGACTACGATAGGTTATAGGCAAAACACTGGTGACTCGTTAGTTGTTAATTTCTACTCTTTTCCGTTTGATGGCTCCGTTCATACAGGGCACGGCTATACCACTCACGACACAACTGGCTGGCAATCCACGGAAACAGTTTTAGACGTGGATGTGGCAACTGACAGGCAATATGTTTTCTATATTACGATGAGACCTGATTTTGATGGAGGCGTTACAAACACTGGAATAGACGTGCGCGTGGCTTCCATGAAGTTCGACTATACCCGTCCAGCTTATTCTTATTCTTACTAAGGCATAGCAAATGGCAACAGTCACGGAAACCCAAGACCTACTAGATGAACTCGCCGGGAGGACGCTCTGTTCACGGGACCACCTGAAGGAGTGGACAAAGCAGACGGCTGTCATAGTGAAGTGTCACGGGCAACAGCTTGCCCTCTTGCGTGGCCTAGTCCACGACGCCGAAAACGAGGAGCCAGACGCCGTGGTTCGTGGCAAAATGGAGGCCATCCTTCAACAGGTGAACGCGCAGGTCAGGCTCCTCGAAAGGATCGCTTCTGATGTCCGCGACGTGAGGACATCCCTTCGTAGCCTAGATGAGCAGGGTGCGGCACTACGCGCCTTAGCGGTAGAGGCTGGCTACGATGGCTAGTCGCGTAACACCTACGAATATATGGGAGATCCCTAGAGAGAGTATTTCCGATAGGGATGGATTCTTGGTTGTATACGAAAGAAAAGAATCAGGACGTTATGGATTCACTGCGAGATCGACAGATCAAAATGCGACCCTTGTTAAAGACACGAGTTCTGGTGATGTTTATTTTACCGATTCGGTTATTGCCGGTTCGACAATTTACTTAGTCAGAGGACAATTGGCTATCCTTGCTTTACCTCTGGTTTAAGGAGATAGAATGACGCTTTATAGCCCCGGTGGCCTTAATCTAGCGGATACTAGTGCTCCGTTGATTCTTGGCTATGACGATACTGGATTAACTGATGTCGTGTTCGCGGTATCAGCCTCTGGCGATCTTACGGTTACGCCGGATGGCGCTGACGTCTCAATTGCTGGTACGCTGAGCATTTCCAGCCATGTAATACTAGACCCGACACAGAAACTCTACCTTGATGGGGGCGGCAACACGTTCATCAGCGAGTCGGCGGCAGATACAATTTCACTCACGACTGGTGGCACCCAACGGTGGAATGTCACCAGCACCGGCCATCTACTAGCAGAAGGAGACAATAACTACGACATCGGAGCCTCGGGTGCCAACAGACCTCGCGATGTCTTCATCGCGGGGACGACTACGGTCGGTGGCTCAGCGACCATTGGGACAGCGGCATCAAGCTTGACTCGCGATTTCACGTTGCTGTCTGATGCGCCGCGAATCCTCATGGGTACGGGCGCGGCCAAGTCGAACTGGAAGATTGCCGCGCAGGACTCACTAGAAGAGACTTGGACTGTCGCCAAGGGGGCAACCACCGACAGCGATCCCACGGACGACACATTCACTGACCTTCTCATGGTGTCGTCTGCCGCCGTGACCATTGTGCCTCCACTAACGGTCACAGGAGCCGTGACGGCTTCCTCTACCCTAGCTGTTACGGGCATAAGCACACTGACCGGAAACATCAAGGTCGGTGCTAACATCGGCGGTACGTCGAACGGTGGTGCTTACACCATTTGGGGTGGGAATGATACCCTGAACGGCGGGTGGATCCAGTTATACGGCTCAACGCACGCATCTACCAATAAGGTGATCATCTCGGGTGGCCCGGTTCAGGTAGGCGACGCCCTCGCGGTCACGGGGGCGGCCACGCTCTCCTCCACCTTAGCAGTCACTGGCGCAAGTACGCTGTCGGGACTCATCAAGGTCGGCAACAACATCGGTGGTATTTCAAACGCAGGTGCTTACACCATTTGGGGGGGCGACGATACCCTGAACGGCGGGTGGATTCAGCTATACGGGTCAACGCACGCATCTACGGCGAAGGTGATTATTGCCGGTGGCCCGGTTCAGGTGAGCGACACCCTAGCAGTTAGCGGTGCGGCGACCATCGGGACTGCGGCATCAACCTTGACCCGCAATTTCACGCTGCTATCGGATGCGCCACGAATTCTGATGGGTACGGGTGCGAGCAAGCCCAACTGGAAAATGGCAGCGCAAGACTCAGTGGACTTGACTTGGACCGTCGCCAAGGGTGGCACCAACGACTCCGATCCCACGGACGACACATTCACCGATTTGCTTATGGTGTCGTCTACCGCTGTGACCGTTGTTCCGGATTTCACGGCATCCGGCGATGTCATCATCGGGACCAACCCCGCCTCTGCTGGTGACATCAGGATCAACAAGAACTTCAAGTTCTTCGTTCGCAATGCGGACAATAGCGGCGACCGTGTGGTCATGGGCGAGAACGCGATCACCGGAGCGGGTACACTTGACATCGGTGACAATACGAGCGGACGGTGGGATTGCATCGCCTTTCATGCTGGGGCACTGAACACCCTAAAACTGGAACCGACACTAATCACTGCGGCTGTCGCGGTCACAGTCACGGGCACCTTATCGGCCACAGATATCACGGCATCCGGCGATGTCATAATCGGCACCAACCCCTCAAGTGCGGGCGACATCAGGATCAACAAGGACTTTCAAATATTCACCCGCAACAACGCCAACGATGCGAACAAGGCGATTATATCCGAGAACGTTTTTACTGGAAACGACACTTTGGACTTCGGTGATAACGGCCAATGGGCCGCTATGCGCTTCCATGTTTCAACGCTGAATGTGATGGAGCTTACCTCGTCAGCTATTAATCTCAACAAGGCCGTGACCATGGCGGGCACCCTTGACGTTACGAGCGGCTCGTATTTTATCGGGAATATAGGAATCGGGACTGACCACGCAGCCCCCGCTCTCACGGTACTTGAGACGACCGCCACCCAGAAGGTGGCACTTTTCGATAACAACCACGCGAGTACCCCATACGGTGTCTATATCGACTATAGTGGTGCCACGCCGAACAACGCCGCCTACCCGTTCATTCAGTGTGAGGACGCGACCGCCGTTCGTCTCAACATCTGGTCTAACGGGAATATCGTCAACGCGAATGACTCCTACGGCGGCATCAGTGACGAACGGCTGAAGACCGACATTGCTCCCGCTCGCTCCCAGTGGGAAGATGTGAAGTGGCTAGGCGCGAACGCGATTAATTATCGCTTCCTAGTGGATGGCG